GTATGCGCGATAAAATTTGTCAGATTATTCACACAATAGCAATAAGTACAATAGCTACAAGTACTACTTTAATTATGTTACGTACTTATGGAATATTATAATGCCAGACTTTAATGATAGTATTTTAATTACAAAAAGATTTAGATCTCCAACAGAGTTTTCACTTTTTATTGAACAAAGAGTATCCATTGAAAAGATTGGGTACATGGACGCAGTTATAGATTACTGTACAATTAATGATGTAGATATAGATAACATAGGTGGTTTGATTACACCCTCTTTAAAACAAAAGATACAAATTGAAGCAGAAGATTCTAACATGATGAAGCCTAAAGGCAAACTACCGATATGATATGTATGGAAGCATTTGATGTATACAAATCTTACTTAGCTCTTAAATTACATTTTACTACAGATAAGTATGATGTAATAAAGCAACAAGGAAGAGTGAGAGCAACTAAACAATCCTTTTTCAAAAGGAATGATTTGCTTAATATAAGAAAGATAGCAGATACTTATAGTGAAAAGGAAGTAGTTGATTTCTTGGTAGCTAACTTTGTATCTGGTGATAGATGGGGTGGTGTATTTGATAGCGAAGCAAAAAGTAATTACTTAGATTGGAAAAGAAGAATTGAAGCTATAAAATATACATTTGAAAAAGAAATAGATAGATTACAGTTTATTATGGAAAAGGAAAATTTGTCTTACAATGATTTATTTACCATAAATAATGGACACCCGATAATACTTAAAAAGTATTTGAAAAAAGACATATCAATTGAAACATTGGTCATTTTGAATGTCATTGACAATTTTACTATTATGCTAGATAATAAGTTAAATGAAGATATTTTATGGCCAGATGTGTCGAGAATTATTAAGAAATATACTCCATTTTTAAAAGTAGATAAGGAGAAATATGCAAGTGCCCTTAGAAGAAGAATTGGACATAGTGCTTGGTAGGATACTTGAGATGGAAAAGCAATTAGCTATAACTCAAAATGATAATATGCAACTATCGGAACAAATAAGAGAAACACAAAGATATCTAATTAGATTAGCTAGAAATCAATCTGAAATTACAAGAAGAATTACAAAATGGCCTTACATAGCAATTGAAGTAGAGAAGAAGTGACGTTGTAAATTTGTGAAGTACATACTATAATACATTAATACTATTAATACAATAATATACGGAGAATACATATGGCTTTAGATTTTAGTGCCCTCAAGAAGAATCGTGGTAATTTTGATTCCCTTATGAAAGAAGTAGAAAAGATTGAAACACCTAAACAAGGTGGTAATAAAGATGAAAGATTTTGGCAACCTGAAGTAGATAAGGCTGGTAATGGTTATGCTGTTATTAGATTCCTTCCTCCTCCTAAGGGTGAAGATTTACCATGGGTTAGAACATGGAGCCATGGCTTTCAAGGTCCTACAGGTAAGTGGTACATAGAGAATTCACTTACTACTCTTAATAAACCTGATCCTGTTTCTGAACTGAATACCGAACTATGGAATTCAGGTAAAGACGAGAATAAAGATATTGCTCGTAAGCAGAAACGTAAGCTGGTTTACATTGCAAACATATATGTTGTTACAGATCCTAACCATCCAGAGAATGAAGGTAAGACATTTTTGTATAAGTTTGGTAAGAAGATCTTTGACAAGATTAAAGATGTTATGCAGCCTCAGTTTGAAGATGAAGATAAAGTAAATCCATTTGATTTTTGGAAAGGCGCTGACTTTAAGTTAAAGATTCGTAATGTAGCTGGATATCGTAATTACGATAAGTCTGAATTTGGTTCTATCTCTAATATGCTTGATAATGATGATGAGCTAGAGAGTATTTGGAACAATGAATATTCTTTAACTGAATTTTTAGATCCTAAGAACTTTAAGAGCTATGATGAATTGAAGCAAAAGTTAGAAATGGTTCTTTCTGGTTCTGGTTCAACTATGAAGCGTGCTGAAGAAATTGATCTACAAGAAAGATCGAGACCTGCACCACAACCAGTAAAGGAAGTGGATACATCTAAAGATGAGGATGAATCGCTGAGTTATTTTGCTAAGTTAGCTAACGAAGACTAAGAAAGGGCCGAAAGGCCCTTTTTTTATAAATTTAATCCTGTCATAGTATCCATTACACCTCTCATAAATGAACTTGTAGTATCCACACGTGGAGATGCTGATTGTCCTAAAATTGTAGTAGGATTTTGTACATTGTTGTTTGTAGTAGATACAACATTATTTTGATTAGCTTTATTAACGCGGTCCATTGATTGACCTAAATCCATAATTTCTTCTTCGGTATAAGGTGTCACATCACCACTTTGCGTTCCATAACTACCTTGTACTTTTTTGCCTGCAGCCATATCAATATTTTTATCTCCAGAGCTTGGGGCTTTGTTCCTAGGGTCTAGTTTTTTAGGTACCTCAATTTTTTCCATCACTTTCTCTTTAGGTTCATCTGAAGTAAATAGATCCATAACTTTTTTTCCTATTGATCCAAATGCTCCTAATGCAACCATGAAATTATCTTTAATTCCAGATACAATTGATCCAATCGCAGTACCAATTGTTTTACCAATACCTACAATTTTATCAATGACAGGTTGTACAAATGTGTCATAAGCTGATAATACTTTAGACTTTATGTCTGCAAAGCCTTCTAATAATTTATCTTTTATACCATTGAATGCAGGCATAACATTTTCTTGAAAAAATGCTGGTATTGTTGTAGTAAAAAATAATTTAACAGCTTCAAACCCTTCTTTGAAAGGGGGAATAATATTTTCTTGAAAAACTTTCACTGTTTCATGAAGTATTCTGGTATAGTTTCAGTAAAAAATGTTTTAATTACTTCAATACCTTTATTAAATGCGTTTCCAACTCCTTCAAAAAAGGCTTGTATTTTAAGTGCAGCTTCTTTTGGATCAACCATTCCAAATGTAAAGTCAGAAGCTATTTGACCCATACCACTAGCTGTTTTTTCACTAAAAGATGTATCTGCTTGATCTTTGCCAAAAAATTCACCCGCTTTACCGGCTCCCTCATAAGCACTATAAGCACCCAGTCCTATTGCTGCCAGTGGTCCAGCCATTCTTGCTGCACCCATTGCTAACCTACCTACACCACTTGCAACTCCTTTAACAGCACCTCCAACTTTACCAACACCACCTTTAACCGCATCTAGTACTCGACCACCTCTAGATCTAGGTCTAACTTTTTTATTTTTTTTATCTCTTCCACCAGGTCCATCTATACCAACACCACCACCTCTTATAGAACCTGGTAAACTTGGTAAATCACTATCATTCATGCCAGCAATTGCAGTGGCTAATTTGGATATTAATTCTTTAGTATCTTTGTTTACTTTTAAATTATCTTCATGTAATTGATTGGCCTTAACAAGCTCATCTGTGACTGGGGATAAATCTATACCTTGATCTGCAAATCTGCCTTTAAAATCTTCTACACCTTTATCACCATCATCTTCATCTGAATCACTAGAACTTTGAGCTTCAATAGCTGATACAATATTTCTACTAGCAGCTTCCAATCCTTTTGTTATTTGACTGCTCATTTTAGTTATTTGAGTCAATATACTTGTAAGTGAATTATCTAAATTACTTACTAAGGATTCTCGTTGCTCCAAATTAGATTTAGCTTCTTGTGAACTAATATCTGACTGTATAGATAGTGTTTCAGTTAGAGCTTGTATATCTGCTGAACTAATAGCCATTACTGGAATTTCCTTTGTTTATTCTGCATATTTACTTTTTCGTTTTCGTCTTTAATATAAGCCATTAATAATGAAGTATATATCTCTCTTTCCCATGGTATCATACTTTCTAGTTCTGTTAATGAGTATTTGTGATGCTGCATTAATTGAAAATTTAAAGTATAATAAGTACGGAGATCATCACAGGAAAGAGTTATTGAAAAAAATTCTGAAGTCCCTCCAATGTCGTTTCAACATCTTTATCACACTTAGTACATCTAGCATTTATGTCTTGCACTATCTTAGGTAACTTAACAAAAAATTGTTCTACTTCATTGAATTCATCTTTTGTAAGTTGTTGTAAAAAATCTTCTGCATCTTTATCACTAAAATTATTTCTAGTATGAACCGTTTCATCTGTAAAAATATTATCTATACATTTTGATACAATTTTAAAAATATTAGTTTTATCTTCGTTAGCAAGTAAGTCAAACATTTCATAAAAAGTTGGGTACCTCAATGTGATTCCAATATTGTTTCTAAGATTTATAACTGGATCAATTGTATCATCCTTTACAATCTTAGCATCATTCAGATTAATTTCATGTTTAATTTTTTCTCCACATTCACAATTAACATTAATGGTTACAATTTCACCAATTGATTTTGATCTTAAATTTAAAAAAATATATTCAATATCAAAATTAGCTAGCTTCTTTACATTTATCTTTCTAAACGTACAAACATCAATTATATCAGTAATTACTCTACTTAACTCTTTTATATCAACATCAGCGAGTGTCATCATAATTTTATGTTCTTTTACCAAAAACGGTCTATATGTTATAGTTTCGTTAGTAGATGGTAAAGTTAATTCATATGTAGGTGTCTCAAGTTTAGGTAATGCCATAATTTACTCCATATTATAAATTTGAAAATGCAGAATTTCTAAATGTCCGAGGGTCAAAGGAACCTTCTTCAAACGGATTAGCACCGTCTCTTGGAA